AGAAATATTGCCCTGACACGACAATGTGGACTAAAAAAAGATTGTTAAAAGAAGTTTATTTACTCACAGAAAATATGGCTTCAATAATAAATTTAAACAAAAAAGAAAAATAAGTTATTAATAATTTGGTTTATAAGTTTATTTGTTGTATCTTTGAGTAAGAGCAATAGGAATAATAACCCTGAGGGATTTGGCTCACCCCTCATTAAAATAGAACAAATGAAATACAAGAAAATTAAAACATTAAAAGATTTACAACAAGACCCAAGAGTTGAAAGTGTATATAAAGAATATGATGACGTAGAAGAATGTTATATGTATTGGTGTTATTTGAAAGCGGGTTTTAGTTTAAAAGACATTTGTAGTGAGGTTAATAATTGTAGAGAATGTGAACCTACTTTAAAAGACATTTGTAGTGAGGTTAATAATTGTAGAGAATGGAAAAACGACCCAAGTTTATAACATAAATAAACTAAATAAAAACAGAGAAAAATACTAATTTAAAATCAGAACAGATGTTAGAAAGATACAAGCAAAATTTAAGAGTAGACAGAGACCAAGTATGGAGTTATACAACTCACGTAGCAACAATTGCAGGAGGACAACTTATTCAATTAGGATATTGGAGTATGACCACGCAAAAGCATATCAACTATGTTGCAAAACAATTTGACTTAGAATTAATAAAGCCATAATGAGGGGCGAATATGATATGAAGATTACAGGTAGACGAGATGGCGGTTTTAAAATTAGAATCGCTAACTCAAAAACCAAAAAAGCTTCACAGTTTATTGCTACTGTTAAAGCAACAGAAAACGGAAAATATTTTGCTTATTTATTTCAGAACACAATTAAAAAAATCAAATGATAAATACTGCACTTTGGAACGAAGCGAAAAATAGAATTGAAGAACATCTGCAAGAGGATGAAAGTATTACTGACGTAACCATAAAATTAAAGGTTAAAGTTACAGCTAAAGCGTCTTTAAGGAATTATTTACAAATCACTATTAATATTTAAAAACAGAAAAATGAAAAAAGCAATATTAAAAAATAAAATTTTACATTTAAAAAACGAATTAGCTAACGCAAGAATGAATACATACGTTGGGAATACTACTGACCTTTATGTAAACGGTGGCGAATTATACATCAACTATGGAGAAAATGGCGAGAAAACTTTAGTAATGTGCACGGAGCAATTATTTAAAGATTTACCTTTTATAATTAATCAAGTTATAAAAGATAATGCTAAACTGCAGAAAATGTATCTAAATAATATTGTAACAGAATTAAAAGAAATTGATTACAGTATTTTAATGGATGACTTTATAGATGAAGACGAAGATGACGATGAAGACAAATACGATAACGATTCAACTAATCACACTTTATAATGGTTTTGCTTATAGACGCAGATTCTTTAATATTTGCATCGTGTTATAAAAAGCGAGAAAATCCTGAAGACGATATGTTTTACTCTGAAATTTCAGATGCATCAAAAAAGTTTCATTCTTCACTTATGGCTATTGTCAATAAATTAGAAGATATGTACACGATTGACAAGGTTAGAATATTTAGCGGAGCAAAAGGAAACTTCAGGAAACTAATAACTAAGAAATACAAAGCCAATAGAAGTTACGATAATAGACCTCCGCTTTTAAATGAATTGCATACGTATGTAAGAGACAATTATCACAGTTTGGTAGGATATGGAGTTGAAACGGATGATATGGTCGCAAAGTATTGGCTAAAGTATTGCAATGAGATTGGTAGAGACAACGTAATGATTGTTTCAATTGATAAAGATTACAAACAGTTTCCTGCATTGATTTATAATTATCATTATAAGCACAAGACTATACTTGATATTTCAGAAGATGAAGCAATGTACAATTTTTACGAACAAATGATTGTTGGAGATAGTGCAGACAATGTTCAGTATTTTAAAGGTAAAGGACCGAAATTTGCTCAAAGATATTTAGCTGATTGTTTAACCCCATACCAATACACTAAAAAAATGTATCAACTATTTATAGATTGTCACAAAGGAAAGGCGAAACAGAGATATATAGAGTGCTACAATTTATTAAAACTTAGAACCGATTAAATATGAGAAATATAACACCCGAACGAATTGTAGAAAAACTTGCAAAAGTTTCAGGAATAGACCCCTATGATAACACAAGAAAAAGAGATTACGTAGAAATTCGTGCTTTGGCTTGTTGGCTTATGAGAATGGAACTAGGGATGCGATGGTGCGCTATCACTAAAATATTTTCTGACAATGGCAAAAAGATGCATCACGCATCTGCAATCTATTTGGTTAAAAACTATCCACATTGGAAAAAACAGAATAAAGCACTTCAGGATTGGCAAAATATGTTTCATTTTATTGAGGGCATAGATTACGAAGAGGTTGACAGATTACATATTTTAGAGGGTAGACTTGCAGATTTGCAAAAAGAGTTTGATATATTATCTGAACAATTAGAACACCCTCTTGTAAAGTTAGTTTATGATATTTCAACAGAAGAAAACAAAAAAGATTTAATTGACAGAATTGAAATAATAACAAAGTCGTGGGATTGGAAGCAGAATAAAAATACACAAGTTAGAATTGAATCGAGTAAATAAAACTAAATAATTATGAAGATTGAGAAAGTAAAAATTAATAGCATAAAAGCAAATTTAGACAACCCAAGAATTATTAAGGGCAACAAGTTTAAAAAATTAGTAAAGAGTATTACGGACTTTCCTGAAATGCTAAAAATTCGACCAATTGTTGTAAATAACGAGAATGTTATACTTGGCGGAAATATGAGACATAAGGCAAGTATTAATGCAGGTTTAAAAGAGGTTTATATTATAAGGGCTGAAAACCTTACTGCAGAGCAGCAGAGAGAGTTTATTGCAAAAGACAACGTAGGGTTTGGAGAATGGGATTGGGATGCTTTAGCGAATGATTGGGACGGAAAGAAGCTAGAAGAATGGGGACTTGATGGTTTTCCTTTTGAAGATGAAGAAAAAGACATACCTGAAAATATTGATACAGATAATATATTTGCAACAGAATTAGATGCTGAAAGCAATTATGTGGTTTTAAAATTTACTACAGATATTGATTGGATTCAGGCAAAAACTTTATTTGGTATTAAAACTGAAACTGCTAGAAATGCAAAAGGAAAAGGAATTTGGAAAGGAATAGGTAGGGTTTTGGATGGTGTTAAATTAATCAACAAACTAAAGTCAGAATGGAACTAACAAAAAAATCATTTGGCTTTAATGAGTTTTACATTAGAGATAACAAGAGCGATGAATGGGTTATACGAGAAGTAATTAACCCAATTACATATCAAAATGCTTTAAACATAAATAAAAATGACATCGTTTTAGATTTGGGTTTAAACATTGGTGCATATTGCGTGTTTTGGGGCTATAAAGCTAAAGAGTGTTATGCTTATGAACCTGAAATTGAGAACTTTAATATTGCAGTTAAAAATGTAAAATTAAATAAATTGAAAAATTGCTATCTTTTTAATACTGCGGTAGTCGGTCATACAGATAAAACAATGAATTTTTACGTAGGATTAGGAGAACGAAAAGATGGGCATAGTATCTTACCATTTCGAGGTCGTGAAAAAGTTACCGTAAATTGTGAAAATATAAATGACATTTTAGAAAAGACAAAAGCAAATAAAATAAAAATTGACATTGAGGGGGCAGAATATGAAGTAATAAAAGCTATAAAAGATTGGAGCAATATCGATGCTATAATATTTGAATGGCATAAAAACTTTTTAAAAGATACAGATAATTCTAAGTTAAAAGAAATCGAAAAAATAATCAAATCTAACTTTAATCATACAAAAGGTAATTTTGACACAAAGGGTTGGATGAATATAATATCAGCAAAAAAATGAAAACAAGAATAGTTGCACCATCTTATAAAAGACCAAGTAAAAGCATAACTCAAAATATGTACCCAAACGTAGAGTTGGTTGTTATGGAATCCGAAGCAGAAGAGTATAGGAAAAATGGCAATAAAATAATAGTTTGCCCAAATGAAGCACAAGGTAACTTATGCAGGGTTAGGAATTGGATATTAGACAACCTATTTGAAGATTACGATTGCATTGTGATAATTGATGACGATTGCAAAGGAATAGGCAGATGGCAAAAACAGAACCGATTAAATATGGATTCAAACGAATTACAAGAGTTCTGCGAAAAAAGTGCTGATACCTGCAAAGAATATGGCTTTAAATTTTGGGGTTTGAATTGCATAACGGATAAAGCAGCATACAGAGAATATTCGCCCTTTGGAACTTTACAATATATTGGTGGACCATTTCAAGCGCATTTAAAAGATAGCGAAATCCGATATGATGAAGATTTACCATTAAAAGAAGATTACGATATAACGTTGCAACATATTAAAAAATATGGCGGAGCATTAAGATTTAACTTTGCTCATTATGATGTTAAACAAGCAGAACAAGAGGGTGGTTGTGCTACGTATAGAAATTTAGATTTTGAAAAGGAACAGTTTGCAGATTTGCAAAAAAAATGGGGCAAGGATATTATTAAAAGAGACAAAAAAAGTAAGCGAAGTTTTGATTTTAATCCAATAATGAAAGTACCAATAAAAGGAATGTAACGATGGACGAAAGTAGACACATAAAAAAGGAATCACTTTTAAAATCACTTGAACAGAGTTTAGGAGTTGTTACGGTAGCTTGTAAGAAAGCAAACATACCAAGAAGCACGTATTATAAATGGCTAAAAGAAGATGAAGCATTCGCTATTGAGGTTAAAGATATAGAGAACGTGGCTTTAGATTTTGCAGAATCGCAATTACATAAGCAGATTGGAGACCAAAATACAAGTGCCACTATATTCTATTTAAAGACAAAAGGAAAAAACAGGGGCTATGTTGAACGTCAAGAGATCACAGGAGCAGATGGAATGCCTACTAACTTTCAAATTGAAATAATTGACTCAATTAAAACTGAAGACTAATATAGTCTACCGACATTTATTAGAGAATAAAAATAAAATTGTAGTTGAACAGGGCGGAACAAGGTCAGGTAAAACTTACAATATTTTGTTATGGATAATATTTGAATATTGTGCAAGAAATGAAAACAAAGTAATTACGATAACTCGTAAGGCATTCCCATCTTTACGTGCGACTGTTTTGCGAGATTTCTTCAGTATATTACAAACTCATAATTGTTACTCTGAAAAGTACCATAACAAGTCAAATAGTGAATACCATCTATTTGGTAACTTAGTTGAATTTATTTCTTTAGACCAACCTCAAAAGATTAGGGGTCGTAAAAGGGATTTGTTATTTATAAACGAGGGTAACGAATTA